TTATGATCGCAACACCTTGTTATGGCGGTCAACTCTCTGAAGCATATTTACATGGAATTATGAGTGTAACTCAATCTGCTGCAAAAAATAATTATCAAGTTCATTTAAATACAATGGGAAATGAAAGCTTGGTTACTAGAGCTAGAAATACTTTAGTAAGTCAGTTTTTAGATGCTGATGATGATAACCCTGATCTCTTTACTCATTTTATGTTTATTGATTCAGATATAGGATTTAATGGAGATGCAGTAACACGAATATTATTATCAGATTATGATATAGCTTGTGGAGTATATCCTAGAAAAGCTATTGAGTGGGAAAAAATACCAAATTTATTAAAAAAAAGTGAAAAACATTTAGAACAAAGAGCTTTAGGTTATAATTTAAATTTTTCAGATCCTAATAATATACAACTAGATAATGGTTTTACAGAAGTAATGGATGCAGCAACTGGATTTATGTGTATTAAAAAAGAAGTATTTAGAAAAATGATTAAAGCTTATTCTAACCTTAAATACACCAGTGATCAAATTATTAATGGTAAAAAGTATGGAAGTAATAATTGTTACGCACTTTTTGACTGTATTATTGATGAAAAAAGTAATAGATATTTATCAGAAGATTATGCTTTTTGTAGATTATGGCAAAAGATAGGTGGTAAAATACATGTTGATCTTCGTAGTCCTTTAACTCACTATGGAACTTATCCATTTATGGGACACGTATGGACTAAATTTAAGATTGACGATGAAGTAAAAGCGGAGAATAAAAATGGCAATGACATACAGCAGTCTAAAGACTGATATACAAACTTGGGCAGAAAATACTGGAACTGATTTTAATAATCAATTAGATACTTTTATAGATAATACTTTTTCTTCATTATCAAGAGATATTGATCCAATAGGTTTTAATGAAAATGTAACTGCTACAGCAATAGTTGGCGATAGATTTGTAAATCTTCCAACTGCTATTGAACCTATGTTATTTAATTATTTAACTATAACTGTTGGTACAGAAACAAGTTATTTAGAATTAAAAACTCTAGCTTTTTGTCAAGAATATTGGCCTAACGTAGCTCTTCAAGGTCAACCTAAATTTTTTACTAATTTTGATGATGATCGAGTATATTTAGCTCCAACACCTGATCAAGCTTATACTCTTAAATTAGGATATCAAGGAAAAATTAATCCATTATCTAACACTAACACTACTAATTGGTATACTGAAAATATTCCAGATGTTTTATTATATGGGTGTTTATCAGAAGCAAATCTCTTTACAAAGAACATGGAAGATTATACTATATACTTAAATTTGTATAATACAAGAGTTACCAAAGTTAACAACGAAGCTCGTAGAAGAAGAAGAACTGACTATAAGTTTCCTGGTAGCCCTGTTGGTACAAACACATTAACTGGAGGACAATAATATGGCAATCGTACAAGCAATTTGCACAGTGTTTAAACAAGACTTGATGTCGCCTGGTGGAAACCTTACAACTCAAACTCTTAAATGTGCACTATACACTAATGCAGCAACTTTAGGTGCAACTACATCAATATATGAAACTGCAAATGAAGTTACAGGAAACGTAACTACTAATTACACTACAGGTGGAAATGCATTATCAAATGTAGCTATTTCTGTAGATGGAACTACAGCTATTTTTGATGCTGATAATGTTACATTTCCCAATGCAACAATATCTGCTCAAGCAGCACTACTATATAATGCAAGTAATGCAAATGCAGCAATCGCAGTTTTAGATTTTGGTGGAGTAAAAACTTCAACAAACGGAACTTTTGAATTACAGTTTCCAACTGCTAATGCAAGTGCTGGTTTAATTAGAATAGCTTAAAGGAGTACTTATGACTGCACTCGTCATCAATGACAGAGTAAAAGAAACAAGTACTTCTGTTGGAACTGGAACAATTAATTTATTAGGTGCCTCTCAAGGTTTTGAAACTTTTGTAGCAGGTATCGGTAATGGTGTACAAACTTACTATTGTATTAGTAGTACATCTTTAACAGAATTTGAAATAGGTATTGGTACAGTTACTGATGCTGCTACTGATACTTTATCAAGACAAACAGTTTTATCATCTACTAATTCAAATAACCTTGTAAACTTTCAAGGTGGAACTAAAGATGTTTTTTGTACGGTGCCTGCTAAAAAAGCAGTATCTCCAGTTATGCAAGCAACAGGTTTTGTTGTAACACATTCTCAAACTTTAGATGAAGATCAAACAGTAGATTCAGGAGTATTAGCAGGGCCAGTAACAATTACAGGAACACAAACAGTAACAGGAACATTGGTAATAATTTAATGAGTAAGATAGAAGTAGATAAAATAATACCACAGTCAGGAATAGCTTTACAAGTTGGTGAAAATAATGATGTTATAAATGTACCTAGTGGTGCAACTTTAAATATTAACTCAGGAGCAAATATTACTAACAATGGAACAGCTAGTGGATTTGACACTGACACTAATGATAAAGTTAGAATATCAGCTAACGATACAACAGCTAGTTTTTTAAATGGTAAATTAATTGCGGGTACAAATATATCTTTAACTGAAGGTAATGATGGTGGAAATGAAACTTTAACTGCAGCTTTCAGTGGAAATCTTAATGCCAGTGTTATTAATGCTGGAACTATTGCAACAGCTAGATTAGGTTCTGGTACAGCTTCATCTTCTACATTTTTAAGAGGCGATCAGACTTATGCTACACCACCGTTAGGTGGAATTACAAATGTTGATAGATGGAAAATGTCAAATCAAAATTATAGTTCAGGCAGTACTATGACTATTGGTTGGGGTAGAGATACAATATTGAATGGAATGCCTTATGGAACTGGATTAACGCAATCTGGTGGAATTTTTAGTTTTCCAAGTACTGGCTTATATAAAATTGATATTATGTCATATATTTATAATGGTAATAACACACATAGTTATGTTGGTATTGCTATGAAAGGTACTAGTGATGCTTTTAGTTCTAATGTACAACAACTTGGTGTTACTTATAATCAAATTGCAATAGCACAAGGTCACGCAAATTTAGCTCAACAGGCTATTTATAAAATAGATAATACTTCAAATAATAAATTTAAATTAATGGTGGAAGCTAATAGTGGAACACCAGGTTTTTACAGTACTTATATAACCTTTATGAGATTAGGAGACGGATAATATGTTTACAGATGAAAAATGGTTAGAACTAGCTGATGGCAATCAAACTAAAGCTAATGAAATGAAACAAGAAGCACTTGATATGGAAAATGCTAGAACATCTGGCAAACAAAAACTTAAAGACTTGGGATTAACAGATGACGAAATCCAAGCAATAATGGGAATATAATGAGTGAAGTAAAAGTAAATAAAATTAGTTCAAGAAGTGGTACCACTGTTACAATAGGTGATAGTGGAGATACTACTAATATCGTTGGAACTTTACAAAATAATGGTGCTGCATTAACTGGAGATATAACTTCAGTTGTAGCAGGTACTAATTTATCAGGTGGTGGAACATCAGGTGATGTTACATTAAATTTAGCTGACGCTTCTACATCTGTTAAAGGAGCTTCATCATTTAGTTCAGATAACTTTTCTGCTAGTTCTGGTGCAATAACAATAAAAGATTTAGGGATAGCGACAGCAGAATTACAAGACAATGCAGTTACTTTAGCAAAAATGGCCAGTGGTACAGATGGAAATATTATTTCATACGATGCATCTGGTAATCCAGTTGCAGTAGCAACAGGTAATGCAGGACAAATTTTAACAAGTGCAGGAGCAGGAGCTCCTCCAACTTTTGCAACAGCAGCTAGTACAAATCCATATACAGCACAAAGTTTAGGACAATCTGGATATATAAAATTAGTTGGTGGTTTAATTATTCAATGGGGTGCATTTGGTACTTTTGGTGGTACTGTTTCAACTGGAACTGTAAGTTTTCCAATAACATTTCCTACTGCTATTGATGGCATAGCAACATCATTATGGAATTCAAACAGTTCAACTTTAAGTTCTCTAGTTCTTAATAGTACAATATCAACATCTCAATTTACTTGGTATCAACCTGACACATCACAATCATCAAGAGTTGGTTCTTATATAGTAACAGGACGATAAAAATTATGACAAAAAAAGCACATATAAATTCAGAAAACATTTTACAAGGTTGGTATGATAGCGAAATTCATACTAATATACCAACACCAAATATTGAAGTAACAAATGAGCAATGGCAAAATTCAATTAATAATAATTGTAATAAAATAAATAATGATGGCTCATCTGAATTTGTTGATACTGAAACTGTTGAACAAAAAGCAGAAGCACAAAATAGAATCAATAAAAAAGCATCTGCAAAAACTAAACTAAAAGCATTAGGTTTAGATGATGAAGAAATTAAAAGTTTAGGATTATAACTATGAGCAGTATATTAAAAGTAGATACAATACAGGATCAAAATGGAAATCCTATCGTTAGTAAAAATTCTAGCGGTAATGGTTTCTTAAATCCGTATGCATCATCATCTGCTCCTATAACTTATACTGTAACTGTAGCTAGTAAAACTTCAGCACATCCTTATTTTGGAGTAGGTAGTTCTAATGGTTATTTTATTAATAGTATTGAAGCACCTATTATTGAATTTAAAGGTAACGATACTTCTAAACCTTATTATTATAAATTTGATCAAGCTGATGCTTCTAACTCAGGGCACCCTTTATTATTTTATAATAATGCTAGTAAGACTACACAGTTTACAACAGGAGTAACTACTAACGGCACACCAGGTCAAGCTGGTGCTTATACATTAATTGCTGTTGATAGCGATACACCTAATATTTTATACTACCAATGTTCAGCTCATGGTCAAATGGGTAATCATAGTTTTGCAACTTCACCTACAATTAATACAGGTGTATTTTTAAAAATGCCTGCAGCTGATGGTACATCAGGGCAAGTAATAAAAACTAATGGATCTGGTACTTTATCTTTTGGAGCCGGTGTAACTTTTCCAACTATAACTGGAATAAGTCCAAGTGTTGCAACTAATAGTCAAACGGCAATCACGATTACAGGAACTAATTTTCAATCAATACCTTTTGTAGATGCTATTAATTCTTCAACAGGTGCAATTGTTACTGCTGATAGTGTAGCTTTTACTAGTGCTACAATAGTTGTTGCAACATTTACTTTAGCAGTAGATGGTACATATTTTATAAGACTAGAAAATAATGATGGTTTATCTGTTAGAACAGGTTCAGCTTTATTAACTGTTTCAGATGATCCTGTATGGCAGACTGCAGCAGGAACTCTTGGTACTTTTGGTGCTACAACTTCTTATGGTACAATCACATTAACTGCTACTGATTCAACAGGTATGGCATTACAATCTGGTTCTTTTCCAGGAGGCATGACATTGAATAGTGGAACAGGATCAAGTACACTAACAGGGACGGAAACAGGCTCGAGTGCTACAAGTACTTTTACTTTTACAATAAGAGCAACAGATGCACAAGGACAAACAGCAGACCGTCAATTTACAATAACAATATCTCACGGGGCAACAGGAGGAGGACAATTTAACTAATGGCTAATACATATTTAACAAGAACTTTTGGTTCATCACCATCAACAACTTTATTTACTTGGTCTGCATGGGTCAAACGAAGTAAATTAGGTACACAACAAGCTATGATTTCTGGTTGTTCATCTTATGGTGCAAATACTGGACAATTAATTTATTTTACAAATGATGATAAATTAGCTTACTATGCTCAAGCAAGTGGTACTGTAAAATGTAATCTTACAACTAATGCTCAATTTAGAGATACTAATGCTTGGTATCATATAGTTTTAAAAGTTGACAGTAGTCAATCAAATGTAGCTAATAGAGTAGTGTTTTATGTAAATAATGTAGAACGTTCTTATACTACAATTGTTGAACAGGCACAAAATTGGGATGCCTATTTTATGCTAGCAACACCTACAGATGTTGGTAGAAATGGAATGAACACAAGTGATTATTTTGATGGAGTTATGAGCTATATGATCATGACACATGGTTATAATTATACACCATCAACATTTGGTAGTGTAGATGCAACAACTGGAGAATGGAAAATAAATACTTCTCCAACTGTAAATTATAATTCAAATGGTTTCTTTATTTTAAAAAATGGAAATACAGGTACAGACTATTCGGGAAATTCTGAAACTTTTTCATCTGGTGGTGGTACAGTTACAAAAACAGAAGATTGTCCAAGCAATGTTTTTGCTACAATGAACGCATTATCAAGAGGTTCAAGTGCAACTTTATCAAAAGGTAATACAATAATTAGAAATGATACAGGAAATGATGCCAATGTATTAGGAACAATTGCTTTAGGTAATGGTAAATATTATTGGGAAACTTATAAACATGGTGGTGGAAACACAGGACTAGGACTTACTTTAGCAAGTATAGATGGAAGTAATCATAGTGCTGTTCATAGTTATAGAGTTAATTATTATGCAGATGGAAATATTTATCAAAATGGTTTTGGTCTTTCGGATATTAATACAGGAGTAAGTTATGGAGATACAGATACTATAGGTGTTTCTGTAGATACAGAAAATGGTACAATAAAATTTTATAAAAATGGCACATTAGTTAATAATAGTTCACAAACTAATTCAGTATTTACATATGCACAAAACGAATTAATACCTTTTTGGTATGCAATGAATGGTGGTGAATGGAGAACTAACTTAGGCAATGGATACTTCGGAACAACAGCAGTATCTAGTGCAGGAACTAATGCATCAGGCAATGGAATATTCGAATATGATGTTCAACCAACAGACGCAACAGCTTTATCAACAAAAGGATTAAACTTATAATGGCATACACAACTATCAATAAATCTACAGATTATTTTAATACAATTACTTACACAGGTAATGGTACAGGTTCAACAGCTAGAACTGTTGGTTTTGATCCAGATTGGATATGGGTTAAAAATAGAGGTGCAACTGATAGTCATTACCTTATGGATAAAGTTCGAGGTTTAGATTGGAATATAGAAACTGATACTAATGCTGCACAAGTAAGAGATTATCTTATAAGTGGCACAACATCTACTGGGTGGACATCTAGTAATTCTGGAGAAATAAATGCTAATAATGGAACTTTTGCAGCATGGAACTGGAAAGCAAATGGTGCAGGTTCAGCTAATACAGATGGAGATATAAACTCAACTGTTTCTGTAAATCAAACAGCAGGATTTAGTATTGTTAAATATACAGGTAATGGTTCAAACGACCAAAGAGTTGGACATGGTTTAGGTGCTAGACCAGTTTGTTGGTTTATAAAAAGATTAGGTTCAGCAGATGATTGGATTGTTTATCATCAAGGACTAGCAACTAATTGGTATGATGATACTTATTTGTATTTAAATTCAACTAATGCAAAAATGGGTGCAGTTAATACAGGAACAGGTAATCCAACTTCTTCTGTATTTTATATTGGAAATTCAGATAAAACAGGCAAAAGTGGAGATGATTATATAGCTTATGTTTTTGCAGAAAAACAAGGCTACTCAAAATTTGGAAGCTACACAGGAAATGGAAATGCTGATGGAACATTTATTTACACAGGCTTTAAACCTGCGTTTGTTATCGTTAAAAGAAGTAGTGATACTCAAAGTTGGGTTTTATGGGATAATAAAAGAGATGGATATAACCAAACTAACCCAAGTTTAACACCTAATGAAAATGGTGCTGAAGAAACTAGAAGTGTTGATTTTTTATCAAATGGTTTTAAACAAAGACAAAATAATACAGCAACTAATGGTTCTGGTTCAACATACATCTACATAGCATTTGCCTCAGCACCTTTAGTAGGGACTAATAACATACCAGCAACTGCGAGGTAAACCGTGTTAGGGATTACCGCACTCTCACAATCTCCTATTTCTTCATTAGGTAGTTCTAATATTATTATACAAGCTTTAGGACAACAAGTTGTTGCTTCTCTTGGTAATATTGATGTTAAATCTTCTTATCTTATAACTGGTCAACAAATAAATACTTCTGTTAGTTCAGTCATTATTAATTCTAGTTCATTTTTAAATATACCAGGTCAACAAATAAATACTTCTATAGGAACTTTTTCAGTATCTGCTGGAGGAAGTTTAACAGTTGTCGTTCCTGAATTAGAAGTAACAACATCTGTAGGAAATCCAATTTTATCTTTAGGAGCAAGTACAGGAATAACAAGTCAAGTTTTAAATGTTGGATTAAATTCTGTATTACCAGTAACTAGAAATTTAATTTCAGTTGTAGGACAGGCTGCTAATGTTAATCAAGGTTCTATTACAATAAGTTCTCAACAAGTGTTAAGTGTAACTGGTCAAGAACTTATTATTACACTAGCTTCAGTTATAACAAGTACTGGAAACACTGTTAATGTTTCAGGACAACAAATAACAGTTATACCAGCTGATTTAAGATTTTGGGATCCAATTCCACCAGGAGCAAGTGTAATTTGGACAGATATTTAATAATTTACAAAATAACAAAATAGGAGTATAAAATTATATGGCTTCATCTTATTCATCAGACCTTAAATTAGAGCTTCAAGCTACTGGAGAAAATCCTAGTACTTGGGGAGATAAAACTAATAATAATTTAAATCTTATACAACAAGCAATAGCTGGTTATCAATCAATAGATGTTGCTTCAGCAGATGTAACTTTAGTAATGACTGATGCTTCTGTTTCTAATGCTAGAAATATGATTTTAAAATTTACTGGAACTTTAGCAGCAGGTAGACAAGTTTTAGTTCCTAATGGCATAGAAAAGTTTTATATAATTCAAGATTCAACTAATCATAATGGAAGTAATTTAACTTTTAAAACTGTAGGTGGAACTGGCTTTACTTTAGAACAAGGTAAAATGACTGCTGCATATTCAGATGGTACTAATATTACTGCAATTAATATGAATACTTTACAAGGAAGTATTGGAACTGCACAAATTGCTGATAATGCAATTACTACAGTAAAAATTGCTGATAATAATGTTACAACTGCAAAAATTCCAAATAATGCAATTACAACTGTAAAAATTTTAGATAGCAATGTGACTTCTTCTAAAATTGTAGATGGTTCAATAATAGAAGCAAAATTAGGAAACGATGCTGTAACAGCAGCAAAACTTCAAAGAAAATTTACAATAAGTACAAATAATCCATCAGGTGGAAGTGATGGAGATATTTGGTTTAAATATTCATAGGACTTTAAATGGCTAATACTTATGGAAAAGTTTCAGGTACTTTTCAAGAAATAGATAATGCGTATGCTAAAGTTTCAGGGAACTGGAAAGAAGCAGAAGAAATTTATGGAAAAGTTTCAGGTGTTTGGAAATTAGTTTTTTCAGCTTTTGAAGCATCTTCTTTTGCAACATTATCAAGTGGTTCAGGGAGTTTTACAGTTCCAGCTCAAGCTAATGCAATTCATATTCAAGCTGCAGTAGGCGGTGGTGGAGGAGGTGTTGGAGGAGCAGATTATGATAAAGCAGGAGGAGAATCTTCAGGTGCAGGAGGTGGATCAGGTGCTTTTATATCTGATAAAATTTTTTCAGTAACTCAAGGTGAATCAATTTCTTTTTCTATAGGATCAAGTGGGTCACCAGGTAATCAAAGTAATCAATATAATGTATCTGGAAGTAGTGGAGGAACTACAACATTATCAGGATCAAATGCAGGAGCAATATTTACCTTAGGTGGAGGTGGAGGCTCAAGTGGTTCAGGTGGTAGTGTTAAAGGACCATTGAGAAGTAATTCATCTGGAAATGCAGGTTCAGCAACTATTAATGGAACTGCAATTACGTCAGGAACTTTTAGGGATTCAAGTGGAGCAACTGTAAATGTAACAAGTTTAAATGGTGGACCAGTTGGAACTTTTAATCAATCTGGAAACGGTTCTGTTGGAGCTAATAATGGAAACTGTGGAGGAGATAACTGTAGAATTGCTGGTTCAGATGGTGGTAATTCTTATGCTGGAAATGTAAGTGGTGGATCTGGTGGATCTTCTTCAGGAGGTGGTACTAATGGTGGACCTGGAACTAGAGGTTCTGGTGGAGCTGGTGGATCAGCACAAGTCTCAGCTGGTAGTTCACCAACAAATGTTGGTCGTACTAATGGTGCAGCTGGTGGTAATGGAGAAGTTCAATATAGATTTCTTCGTATACAATAAATGTTTTTAAAACCTAAAAAAATTATATTTGACAGTTTAATTAAAAAAATTAAAATAAAAGATATTCAACCTAATCAAGATAATAATAACGAAGAATTAATTGATCAATTAGAAATTGATATAAAACTTAATGGTTTACTATGTCCGTTAGTTGTAGATACTAATAATATTTTACTAGATGGTCATCATAGATACGAAGCAATTAAAAATTTTTGCACAGAAACTGAGGCTTATATAGTAAAAGATAATGATATGGAAAAATTTATATCTAAATTAAATAGCTATATATGGTTTGATTCTATGGGAAAATTAGATGGAGACAGCTAGAATATTAGGCTCTTTAATAGGTATTTCTAAATTAAAAAACTTTAAAGAAATTAATAATGAATTAATACCTGTTATTGAAAAAGATATTTGTAATCCTGAATTTAGAAATAAATACTATGAATCTCATAAAACAGGCTATGCTTTTACTTCAGATAAAGCAGGTCCTTTAAATTCTTTTGAAGCTCTTTACGGAGATCAATTACAACTTAATAAAAAATTTAATAAGTTTTTTAATTCTTTACAAATTAATTTAAATCTATTTTTAAATAATTTAAAATATAAAAATGTTAATTATTATATAACAAAATCGTGGGTAGCTTACACTGAAAAAGGAGAACATATATCAGCACATGATCATGGAGCTAGTCATTTTAGTTTTGTTTATTACATTTTAAAAAATAAAAATCATTCATCAATAACATTTTATGAACCTAATCAAAGATTTTACATGCCGGAAGCAATTGAATGGAATGATCAAAATCATCAAAATATATTAATTAACAATGAACCAGGTCAATTAATTATATTTCCTAGTTCTTTAAAACACGGTACTCAAAAAACAGAAGAAAAATCGCCTCGTATATCAATAAGTGGCGATATAATAATGACTTCAAAAGTAAATAGTATAAGTGAAATTTTAATACCTAGTCCAGACACTTGGAAAAAGCTATAAAATAGGCTTACTTCTTTCTTTTATTTAATATATAATAACAAAAAAATAGTATAAATTTATGCCATTAACTCAATTAAATTTTCAACCTGGAATAGACACTGAAAACACACCTACTGGTGCTGAAAGTAAATGGATTAATTGCGATAAAGTAAGATTTAGAAAAGGTCTACCACAAAAAATAGGTGGATGGAATAAATTTAGTACTGGTTATTATGTTGGTGTAGGACGAGCTTTAGAACAATGGTTTGGTTTAGATGGAGGACGTTACGAAGCTCTAGGAACAGATAGAAAAATATATGCTTATGCTTCAGGTGTAAGTCAAGATATTACTCCTATAAGATCAACTGATTCATTAACTAATGCAATTAAAACGACTAGCGGTAGTAATATCATAACTATAACAGATACAGGTCATGGAGCTTCTCCAGGAGATTTTGTAACTTTAAGTAATGTTAGTGCAACAGTAGGTGGAATTTCTGCTGCAACTCTTGATGCTGAATATCAAATTTTAACTATATCAAATACAAATGCTTATACAGTTCAAAGTAGTGCAACTGCTGGTACTACAGCAGGTCCTGTTGCTAACTGTACTGCTACTTATCAAATAGGTATAGGTCCACCTATTCAAACTTTTGGTTTTGGTTGGGGATCAGGAACTTGGAATAGTGGAACATGGGGAACCGCTAGATCATCATCTAATGTAGTTCTTGATGCAAGGTTATGGTCTATAAATAATTGGGGAGAAGATTTAATTATAACACAAAAAGATGGAGCAACTTTTGAATGGAATCTATCTGGAGGAATGACTAATAATAGATGTACAGCTGTTGCTAATGCTCCTTCTAATTCTACTCTTTCAATGATATCTACAGAAACTAGACACGTAGTATGTTTAGGTACAGAAACTGAAATTGGAAATACTGCAAGTCAAGATAAAATGTTTATACGTTGGTCTGATCAAGAAAACTATAATCAATGGTCACCTAACGTAGTCAACTCTGCTGGATCACAAAGAATTGCTGGAGGAAGTGAAATACGTTGTGCAAAACCAGCTAAAGGAACTATGCTAGTATGGACAGATACAACAATGAATTCAATGTCTTTTATTGGTCCACCTTTTATATTTGGCTTTAGACAATTAGGTAATGACTGTGGAGCTGTTGGTCTTAACTCTGCGATAGTAATTGATGATGTAGCTTATTGGATGTCTGATGGGCAATTTTTTAGATATGCAGGATCAGTTCAAGAAATACCTTGTCCTATACTTAATCATGTATTTGATGATATTAATAAAGCTCAATACTCACAAGTTTATGCTGGTCAAAACTCTAACTTTTCTGAAGTGATATGGTATTATTGTTCTAGTACCGCTGATCAATGTGATCGTTATGCTATTTATAATTATTTAGAAAACTCATGGTATTTTGGAACTATGAATAGAAGTGCTTACCAAGACAATGGAGTTGAATTAAATCCTTTAGCTTCTGAATATTTTCCTAATTCTAATATAGCTACCATTACTACTATTAATGGTGTAACTCAAGGAAGAAGTATAATCTATGCTCAAGAATCAGGAGTAAATGCTGATGGCGCTGCTTTACCAGCTTTTATACAATCAGGTGATGGTGATATAGCAGATGGTGAAACTTTTAGTTTTATTAATAAAATTATACCAGATTTTCAAAATCAAACTGGTAACGCAACTATTACTTTAAGAGTAAAAGACTATCCTAGTGATTCAGCTACAATAGGAGAAACTTTAACTGTAAGTAATACTACAAGTTTTTTAAATACTCGTATTCGAGGAAGACAAACTAATGTAAAAATAGAAAATAGTGCTCTAGATGATAATTGGAGATTTGGAACATTAAGAGTAAACATAAAACAAGATGGAAAAAGATAAATATATAATAAGACCAGCTCGTATATCGGATGCTGTTAGAATAA